CTGGTTATCTTATCGTTTCCTTTGCTGGGAGTAAAGTTTACGACAGGGATGCCAATTTGCCTCAGTTCCTGCGTCAGTGGCAGTCCCGACGCCTTCGCCTCCACGATGACCGTTTCCGGCTCCCAGAATTTATATTGCTCCAATGCCTCCGACTTCAGCTCCGGGAAATCCCACCGGCCCTTCTTCGCATCCAAAAGAATTAAATGCGCGGGTCCATCCTGCTGGGGGTAAAATACCCCCCACGTCGTGATTGCAGAGTAATCCGCCGTTTCCTTCTTGCTGAACGCCGTGTCATAACTCTGTATAATGTATTCAAGCTGCGGAACCTCCTCTTCCTTCCACCGCTTCCACCACTCCTTCTTGATAATCGCGCCTTCTTCGGAAGTCGGGTTCTGCTGCCACTGCGCGTTCCACTTGGAAACGGACAGCGAAGCCCGGACCCCTTCAAGCTCCTTCTTGTCCCAGTACTCCGGCCAACAAGCCTTTCCAGACGGCATGATGGCAGGAAACTCGATCACCTCCCACTGATCCGCCTTGTCGTCGTAGCCCTGTGCCTTGAGGATTTTTGCAGTGAGATCCTTCAACGACCACCGGGTCATAACAATTACAATAGCCCCACCCGGCTGGAGCCTCTGCCGGGGACCCGAAGTGTACCACTCGTAGGCATGTTCCATCGCCGTTTCAGAAAGTGCGTCCTGCTCGGAATGCGGATCGTCAATAATCAGCAAATCGGCTCCGCGACCGGTGATCGCGCCTCCGACACCGGCTGCAAAATACTCACCTCCGTGGTTCGTGGACCAGCGACCGGCAGCTTTACTGTCGGCCTGTAGTTTTACGTCATCAAATATACTCTTATATTCTCCCGTATCCAGAAGGTTCCGGACCTTCCTTCCAAAATTGACAGCCAGTTCTGCCGTATGGGTGGTTTGAATGATCTTGGTTCGCGGATCACGGCCAATGATCCACGAGGGAAGGAGGAAGCTTGCAAACTCTGACTTCGTATGCCGTGGGGGCATGTTGATAATCAGGCGTTTGTTCTTTCCATTTGCAATATCCTCGAACTTCTTTGCAATCATGGTGTGGTGAGCGCCATTAATGAACTCAGGCCAGACCTTCTTTACATACGGAATGAAGTTCTCCTGGCAAGCCTTGGTCTCGTCCAGCTTCGCGAGACGTAACTCCAGCTTTAAGCGGCGCTCTGTGACTTCTGGCGTTTCCAAATGTTCCATAAAGATACCTCCGGGGGACCCTAATGTTTCACGTGAAACACCCAAAAAGCAAGCATGTTATCTCGTTTGTAATTTCACATGATTATTTTTGCGAAACAAGGCCGAAGCCAGCGCAGCCCAGCCACCGCCGGGGGGATCGCCCCGCCCGGTCCCTATCCCATTGATTCCGTGGACTGAATCGCCTGTTTGGACCCTAAACCACCGGGTAGGCTACCGGGGCGAGAGTCGCCGGGACCTTGCACCAGTGGCACCGCACCCCGGACCATGGTCCGGGGGCACCGGGTAGCGATTAGTTAGCAAGCTAACCATTGTCGATCTACCCGGACACCGGGGCAGGTTCGGGGGCAGGTTCGGAACCGGTTCCCGAACCCCGGACATTGGGCACCGCATCGCTGTACGATTTACCCCGCCGACGGGGCGGGCGGCGGGGAAGCATTAACGGTTAACGGGGATTCACGGTTTAATGGCGTTCTAAGCGCCGCCAGAGCACCGCTAGCGAGTCGGGCGGTAGGGTAGCCTATCAGCAACGCCCAAACGCTCTGTGCGACGCTATGAAACAATATAGGATTGAAGCATAAAAAAACCCCCCGGCGGTTAGGCCGGGGGGCGGGGGGAAGCTATGCGGCGGGGGCTATATCGGGCGGTACAAGTTCAAGTTCAACTTGATTCCGGTGTCCCCTAAATCGACCGCACCGCGAGTGCTGGCAACTAGATCCGATTTGCCTGAGCTACTAAGGCCAACGTCTTTGGTCAAGTTAGCGACGGTAATGACCAACTTGTTGCCAGTTTGCTTGAGGGTATAACCGCTTGGTTTATCTGCCATGGTTTTTGACTCCCTTTGGCGTTGTGATCCGCCCCAGTGGCGAATCGATTTGAACACGATACGGGATAACTCCCGGACTTGTCAAGCGAGTCATTCCGCCACAACAAAAACCGCCCCGGATACAGTACCGGGGCGGCATGGGGTAAGGGTAGAGATAAGGGCAGGGGCTAACCCAAAGTTAAACCATTTTCCTGATACGTTGCGGCACCACTTCCAATTCGTTGCAGACATTGCAGCAACGCCCCGCCGCTATAGGTTCTGCGTTGTGCCCCTCAATCCATGTGCTACCTATCAAGGGCATTATTTCATTGAGGCAAATACAGCATTTACCTTGTCCCGGTAGGTCCAAATAGTCGTAATAACTAGCCCATATCTGAGTAACCTTGATAGACCCCGCCCTTTGCCACGGGACACCGTTGAGACTAACCTTATCTCGTGCTTCCGCATACGATTCCCGGACATACTCCTTGCCGTTCTCAGTAAGGGGATTCTCTAAAAACTTTTCGCAATAGTCGCAATGATTCGGCGTGTCGGCCTCACCGCCGCCGTCCCGGTATGGACCTTGCGGGTATGTGTCGGAATCGCCATTGTCCACGACAGAACGATTGACGCAATTCTCCACGGCCTTGTCTCCACAGTCCTCACAGAGTAGGGCGGCGCAGTACATAAAAACGTCCATTATCGACTCCCTTCCCTACGCTGCCGGGATTTTTGAGCGCGACGTTGTGCACGATTGCCAACCGGGGCTGTATCTGCCAACCGCTGTTTCTTAGTACCCGGTGCTACCCAGTGACCCTGCCCCCTCAGACGGGGGGCGGGATTTTTTCCGTGTTCTTGCATTTTCGACTCCCTTTGATTGATCAACGATTCGCTCACGGTACGGGACTAATCACACCGCGTCAAGCGGTGCATTTTGGCACAAAAAAAGCCGCCCCAGTACTGCTACCGGGGCGGGATAGGGAACAACTCAGTAGGGACTAGGTCTATTTTGAAGGGTAGACTCTTGATATCATTCGCAAGTCCCGGTTGTGATTGTCTGCATACCGGGCTAACCGTATCAGCTCCCCCTTGATAGTGTCATGGGATTCCGGGGTAGCCTTGGGGTTCTGCAAGATAGCAACAAGCACCGGAATCAGCGGTACCCATTCAGGGGTCAAGTCCATTGGTTTGGGATTTTTCATGCATCACCTAGGCGGCTATCAATTCAAGCGCAGTCTTGTACGCTTTTCGCTTCAACGCGCCACCCGTACCAGTACCCAGCATTTGAGACCCTATCTGGTGGTCTATCCCCTTGGACTTGGTCGGCCTCTGATCGGCCATATAGGTGACGGTATTATACGCACCCCATACCGTGCCACGGGCTGACTCCAAGTCATGTCCGGGGTTAATGTCCGGGTTGGGATCGGTTACGATATCAGAGGGTAGGCCGGTTTTAACGTTCCGGGCTATCTGCTCAAGTCTGTCGCTAACGGCGGCGTTTACCTCTGCCTTGGGTGTATCCTTACCCAGTGCCTTGAACTCCTGACCTTTATGAAAGGCCATAGCCCTACGGACTGCCACGGAGTGGATAACCTTGCCATTGTCCTCTACCCGTTCTTTCCCACCAAAGACCATACGGAAATATTCCAGCGCACCGACCTCAGTTAGAGCCGTTTTTGCCATTGCGGCGGCGGCGTCCTTGAAAATCCCGAACTCCTCCTGACCCAGCCCTATAGCAACCTGCAAAGCCTCTAGGTCAAAGGGAGTCTTGTGGTCATGCTTGATAATATCCCCTTCGCCTAGGGCTATCTGTTGGGTGTTATCACAGACCACACGGGTATTACAGGCCACGACCTTATTGGCTACATATCCCTGATTGGACGTAGTACACAACAAGCTGGACTTGACCTCATCGTGTCCAGGTAGGCTAAAGGTATCCGGTCCCAGACATTGAACCCAGAGGCTGGCGCGATTATGCAAAGCGCCAAGGGTGATAATTTGGAAGCCGTGCTTTTCCTGCAAAATCTCCGCAAGCTCTAGTAGCTGGCTAGGCTGTACCGGGGTATAATGCTTGTATTGCTGGGTGATATCATTGTACTCGCCAGCTACTACATACGGCCCGGTGATATGCCCTCCCTCTGGGGTGCCGTCGTCGATTGCGATATAGTGCGAGTCAGCGATTTGACTCCCGTTGGCGCGGCAATTTGGGAACAACGCGACGCTAAAGTTAAAACCCCCCGCTACCGCTATCTGGCTAATAGGTGCCCCCGCTGGGAACGTTTGGGGGTTAGTGATTAAAGTGTGCCAAGGCTCCTTATCCCCGGCCCTGTAGGCCATACATACCCGGTCATCAACAAACGCTAAATTGTGGGCCATGATTTTCGACTCCTCGTTTTCAGGTTAAGCGCGAAATTGCGCCGATTCGCAATCGTACGCGATTTATCCTACCGGTGTCAATCGCTTATTCCGTCGAAACGCAAACCGCCCCGGCAATGGGTACCGGGGCGGCAGGGAGTCAACTGGTGTCTATATCCCTAGTTCGTACTGGTTCAAGGCATCCAAGGCCCTATCTTTCAAAGGGGTATGGTAACACACCACTACCTTCCTCTCTCTGTCCCAAACCGAATACAAATTACGATCCCCAGTGGTGCCGGGGTATAAGTAACCCGAACTCTGAGCCACCAATACCTTGTCGCCGTTCCTACTAGTTAGCATTGTCTGACTCCTTATTAATCAATTGGCTCATCATGCCAATAATTAGGGTTAGCCAGAACCTCCGGGCGGTACCCAGAGAGCTTTCTTTTCTCGCACTTATCACAGGCGCGGCAGATATAGATCCCACGGGCATCATTAACGACGCGAGAGGGTAAGCCGGACTCACAGCCACAGGGTATATCTCTGTAATCATCTAGATTCATTGTCTGGCTCCTTCCCTAAGTCTCCCGCTATATGTGGTCTGACTATGGTGTGCGGCGCTAATCCCGCCACGAAACGAGTCACTTTTTCGGCGTCGGTTTCGGCGTTCTTCTCACGTTGCGATAAACCGCGCCAGTGTATGGCACAATTGCCGCCCCCGGCATAGCACCCACCCTTTACGTCAGGGTCACCAGCGGCTCTTTTGGCCGCACCGTGAGCCGTAAACACTACAAAATAATCCCGGTCAAACCGGGCACAAAGAGGATTACCATCGCCACAGTCAACGCAACCAATACCCCTTGTCTCTTCAGGGCAACGGACACCCCGAACATCACCCACCTGTATCACCTTGTTACTGGGCTTATCTTCCCAGTAATCCACCGGGACAACAGCAACAGACGCGACTCCCATCGCCGTATGATAAGCCGCCGACTCCAGAGAATCGGCAGAGTGATTGAAAACCGCCTTGCCGGGGCCGTTTGTCTCCGCCCATTGGTCCGGGGGAAAATGGGTAAACAGAAACGAGTGCCCCTTACGAGGGACAGCCCTACGGACTGCGGACTCATAGTCCCGGTCTATCTCAGTCGTATCCGTCACTATTGGCTTAAGGCTACAAGTATCCGGGCAAGTGCCGTACATCTCTCCCTCACTGGCCCGATACGTTACCGCGATTCCCGCCGTCTTTTTGGCGCGGGATGACTCAACACAATTTAACATTTTTCGACTCCTCGATTCTCTGCGTTATGGGAGTAGTCGCACAGATCGAAAACGGAGTCAAATCTTATTTTTTAAGCGGTTCGCGCTCCAATACCCAGTAAGGCCCCGCATCCCGGACTAGGACTCGTGGAGTACCCAGACGATACTCTCCCCTCCCATACTGAAAAGCCCCGCGTTTGGTAAATCTTCGGGGCTTTCCACTCTCCGTACTGGCAAAAGAACCGTCTAAATTTTTAAGAGGCTTTTTCAATATGCTTCATAACCCTCTTTAACTGAGCAACATCTGATTTTCCCAGCCGGTCATACTGGGCACCTATTTCCTCGTCGGTAGCTGCCGGGTTATTGTGCAGCCACATCACCAACTCTTCCGCGCTAATTTGTTTTTCCATTTTTTGGCTCTCCTTGCTAAAGCTAAAGTCAATAAGCGACTTATCCCACAAGCACGCAACCGTGTCAACGAAATAAAAAAGGCCCCGGCGTTATACCGGGGCCAGTAAGGGGAGCCAACCCTATCTCTCGCGTTTTTGTTTTTCCTTCTCTTCCGCCCATGTACCAATTTTCTCGAACAACCTAGTAAGCCAATCTACCAAATAATCCACTACACAACCCCCTTCTCTGCTTCAGAACAAGTCAGTTCTCTCATTTTTCTGAACCTCTCAGGAATTGGTAAAATTTGAATTTCTTATTCCTATCGCGAATGCTGTGGTGAGGGACCAATTTGTTCCCCTCGTTCGGATGGTGGCTAGGCAGAGGAGGCTTGTCTTGGTCCTCTACATAATTCAGCATCTCCCCTGACGAGGGGAAATCTATGAAAAGTCGGTAAATTGTCATTAGCTTTTCGTCTCCCTAAAACGTGGTTAGTTGAAAAATAAAATAGGTAGCAATCGCCACGCCCCAGGCACCCACCATAAAACCAAAAAACGCAGCGTCACGCGGCCTCATCATTCCATTCCTTAAAGATCGGAAGAGTAGCACCTAACAGTCTGTGGTAGATGCCTTGGTATCGGCAATAACCAAAAATTGTATAAACCATGTTAGAACCTTTTCCCGAAGCAACCCTTGGCTCAACGGCATCCATTATCTCCACATAATGAGCCTCCCCGTCCCAACGCAAACACGCAAAAAAGCAGTACTCTTCCTCGAACATACTCTTACCGTCCCATGTAATCATGCCATCGGAATAGGTGTCATAATCACCAAGGATTTCAGACATAAACGACAGAGTACTTAGTACCCCACCGGGAATTGTCACAGTTTCTACCATCTTTCGACTCCTGTAAAATTTTTCGTGTGAGATTAAACAGGATTAATCCTACGATGAAGCGCAAGGTGCTGTCAACTGCCAAAATTTTTGCCAATCGTAGCCACCTTTTTCCTCAAAAACTTCCAGAGCCTCCACGGCATCAATGCCATCCATACACAGAGAAGTACTATCGGCACCCATATAAACACTAATATCCAGACTGGAGCCGCGAACAACCACGAAACTATTTGAGTGGCCGTGACGGGTTTGCCACGAAACCTGATGAGGGGAGAGTGCGACTTTTTTGGATTTCCCATGCATTACCTTCAATTCCATAAAGGAGAAAGAACCGTCCTCGGCACAACAGAGAACGTCAGGTACTCCTGGTGTCGCCCAGCTCTCCAGCCGGGTCAGTTCCACTTTCCTCCCCGTCGTCTTCAGTCCCGTGGTCAGTATCTTCCACAGTCCCGCTTCTATGTTCTTGAGGCGCGGTCTCCTCTTCTTCCGGGGTGATATCGATAATTGGGCCAAAGCCTTGTCTAATTCGCTCAAGTTCCTTCTCCACCTCTTCCCGTGTGAGGGAGTCAATACTACCCGTTCTGATCTCTGACTTACTGGTATACAGTCCCGCCAGTTTCCCTCTCGCCACTTCAGATTGCACTGCCGCGCTGTACGCACCAGCATCTAAGCTGGCGTCTCTGATGATTTTGAGATCCCTCTCGGAGCGTTTGTAAGTAACGGCGTACTGGGCATCTAGCTCTGCCCTGTATTGCTCGATGGCACGAGCCACCCTTGGCCGTTTCATCATTTCTGTCGACCTACTGTGCGCTGAACAAGCTGGGACTCCGGCCCGAACAGCGGCTTCTCTTTGAGTCACCAATCCGTCTTCCGAAACTATAATTTTTACAAATAATTCCTCCCTTCGGGTCAGTTTTTGCTCCTCTGGCGGCACTAGGGATTTTCGTCGTCCCATCCTGATTTCTCCTTTTAAAACAATAGCCTCCCACCAACTTATGGGATTTTCCACACGGGATACTGCTCAACGGTATGGTTCAACCGTTAAAAACCGTGCGTTTATGCAGTATACACCCACTTTTAAGGGTAAACTAACGGTTTCTAACACCTTGAGCAGTATGTGAGGAGTGTATATACGGGAGTGTATATGGTATAGCTGACGGTATAGCAAGAAAGTACAAAAGGTCTATGGATTTCAACACTATAGAGTAAATATGTAATATAGGATATTACAAAATCCCATCTACCTCTCAAACTGAGAGCATAAAATAAAAAAAACTCTATTTGGAAAAAAAACTCTATATGGTATAGCAACTGTAAGCTTGCTTATGAACTCTGTTTTCCGCTTGGACGGGCCGTGGTCCGGTGTCATTGAATTAGTCTATTTGGACTCGGCTATCAGTTCTTGCACAGCCGGATCACTGACGATTTTTTCCTCCCCGGCATCTTTGTTGTAGTACCACTCAACCCACTGTTTAGCGGCTTTTCTG